AAATGGTGATATAATAATACTATGTTTGATGAAATAATATACAAGGTATTAGATAGAATTGTGACAACCTGTGAATGCTTGAAGAAGTGCATAAAAGATAGGTCTCTGCCAAAGGCATGTTATGATGATAAGACTAAAAGTGAAGAAGTAAAAAAATGGTCAAAGGAGAGAGAAAACGATTATAAATAATACTATAATATTTAAATTAATACATACAACAATACATACAAGGATACATACAAATGACAAGTGCATTAGAAAATCTAAAGAAGTCAAAATCTAACTTTGACATTTTAACCAAACAGTTAGAAAAATCAATCGAACAACCAGAAAAGAAAAAATCATACCAAGACGATAGGTTGTGGAAACCAGAACTTGATAAGTCAGGCAATGGTTACGCAGTATTAAGATTCTTACCTGCTGTAGAAGGCGAAGATATGCCATGGCAGAGAGTCTGGAACCATGCGTTTCAAGGACCAGGTGGTCAATGGTATATTGAAAACTCTTTAACAACTTTAAATCAAAAAGATCCTGTTAGTGAAGAAAACACTAGATTGTGGAATACAGGCATAGAAGCAGACAAAGAGATTGCTAGAAAAAGAAAGAGAAAATTATCTTACTATTCTAACATCTATGTTGTCAGCGATCCTAAACATCCTGAGAACGAAGGTAAAATATTCTTATTCAAATATGGTAAGAAAATATTTGACAAGTTATCAGAAGCGATGAACCCTCACTTTGAAGATGAGAAGGCAGTAAACCCATTTGATTTTTGGGAAGGTGCTAACTTCAAATTAAAAATCAGAAAAGTAGATGGTTATTGGAACTATGATAAATCTGAATTTGAGCCAGTCAGTAGATTGAAACCTACCGATGAGGAGATTGACAAAATATGGAAATCTCAATACGCTCTAAAAGCCTTCGTTGATCCAAGTAATTTTAAATCTTATGATGAACTCAAAGAGAAACTGAATAAGGTACTTACTGGAACAAGAAGTACGGAGTCCGTAGAAGACATTGACCTCCCACCTGTCAGCAATGACATACCAAAGTCTTCTAACGGTGCCGTAGAGAAAGAGGAAAAGTCTAACGACGGAGATGATCTGTCGTATTTTAGTAAATTAGCTGAAGACGATTCCTAATATCTATCTCTCTCACTTTCTCAATAGGGTAGCCTTCGGGCTACCCACATCACAATGAAGTTTAAAAAATTACCTAATATAGATAGACGAGCATACAAGGGCTTATTCAAGCCACTTAATCCACAGAAATACAAAGGCAACGTAAAGAACATAACCTACAGGTCAAGCTGGGAGAAACGATTTATGGTCTATCGTGATAAGACCAGACAGATTGTAGAATGGGGTAGTGAAGAACTTTTTATACCTTACAGAGGCGTTGATAACAAACCACATAGATATTATCCTGACTTCTATATGAAGATCAGACAACCCAACGGCACATACAAAAAATTCATAGTAGAAATCAAACCAAAATATCAGACAAGAAAACCACAACCAGGCAAGATTAAATCAGCATTTTTTAAGAAGTCATTATTGACATATGAAACAAACAGACGTAAATGGTCAACAGCATTTGCTTTCTGTAAAAAGCACAATATGACGTTTAAAATACTCACCGAAGATCATCTAAAGACCTTTTAAATCATCATAAATAGTAGTATGGCAAGTGTATTTGACACAATCAAAATGAAGGCAGGAGATACTGACCGTTCTAATAACTGGTACAGAGGACAAGTTAATAGAATAGCAAGTGGTACTACTGCTAGAGAATTGTTTAGACAAGGTAAACTAGCAAGACGACCTAGTGTAGGTAGACTAAATCTATTTGGGTATAATCCTAAATTAAGAAAGACGTTACCATACTATGACGTATTCCCATTAGTGTTACCTTTAGAGGCATTTTCAGGTGGGTTTATAGGCATGAACTTTCATTACCTACCACCATTATTAAGAATGAGATTATTAGAGCGTATGCAAGCGACAGCAACAGATAAGAAGTTTGACAAAGATACAAAGTTTGACGTGACCTATTCAGATGTTAAGAACTTAGGCATAGTTAAACCCACAATCAAAAAGTATTTGTACTCATATGCTCAGACAGGTTTTTTAAGAATAAATGCTGACGAGGCTGCAACAGCAATATTCTTACCAGTACAAAGATTTAAAAAGGCTTCAGAGGGCAAAGTATATGCAGATAGTAGGAGATTTATCTAATGGCAATAATTAGACAACGATTACCAATACCAGGACCATTTGATATTAGAATAGGTCTGCCTAGAGATAAGGGCTTTGATCCTAGAAAAGCAAGAAAGAGATTAGCACAAAAGGCAAATCCTCAAACGAGCATAAACAGATTTAGAAGTATGGTCTCAGGTGGTGAGGGCTTGTACAGACCAGCAAAATACTTTGTTGCTATAGAATTTCCTCAGGCAGTAAGAGATGATATTGATATACAGAATGAATTTACAGAATACAAAATGGATGCTGACTTCTTACGGTCAACTAGAAATACGGTTAAAGATAGATTGTATTTTTTCTGTTCAGACGCTTCATTACCTGAACGTACAATACAAGACGCAGATGTAGGTGGCACGTATGGGCCAGAGAGAAAGATAGGTAGAGGTTTAGAGTTTGCACCTATAACTTTACAATTCATGCTTGACTCAGAATTACAAGAACGTACAATATTTGAAGCATGGCAAAACCTTATAATAAATGAAAGAATAGAAATGAAGCGCCGCCTAGTAATACACAATTTCCTGCTTCAAATGCAGCTGCAGGAGCATTAGCAAAATTATCACTATCAGGATATTATTGTGAGATGATAGAAGTATATCCTAAAACGCTAGGTTCAGTAGAACTATCGTATGGTGCTGCTAATCAGTTTGCTAAACAATCAATAACATTTAATTACAGATACTGGAAATCAGGTGCTACTTTACATGACCATGAAAAAGGTGAGGAGAGTGGTAGTATTGATGGCGTAGGAACTATAAAAGATCCTAAGTTTGGCGGTATCTTTGGTGGTCTTATAAGTAAGTTACCACCTGAATTAAGAAGAGCGGGAAGAGATGTCATACAACAAGTTAAGACAAGATTCCCGATAGGAAGAATATTTGGAGGAAAAGTATTTCCCCCATTTTTTTAAATAATTTATAAAGGAGTGAAACATTATGGCTTTACCATTAAACGAAGTACCAAATTATACTTGTAAACTTCCCTCAACAGGTCAGACTATAACATACAGACCTTTTCTTGTAAAAGAGCAAAAGGTGATGTTGATGGCCATGGAGAGTGAGAATGACAAGGAGATAGGACAAGCAGTGACAGATACTATGCAATCATGTATAATTTCTGATTTAGATATTGCAAAATTACCTATCTATGATTTTGAATACTTGTATTTAAAGGTCAGAGCAAAGTCAGTCGGTGAAACGGTTAAATTGAGAATAAAATGTCCAGATGATGAAAAAGAAATTGTTGAACAAGAGGTTAATATTGATAAGATAGAGGTAGACATGCCAAAAGACCATACAAACAAAATAGAGTTTGAACCTGGTTATGGTGTTGTTATGAATTACCCTACTATCAATACGTTTCAAAACGTGCCTGAATCAACAACTGCTTTATCATTTAAGTTAGTACAAGATTCTATACAGACAATCTACAAAGGTGATGAGGTTTTTGACAGAAACAATATCAGCGATGAAGAACTTGAAGAATTTGTTAATAATATGACACAGGCTCAATTTACTAAAGTACAGACTTTCTTTGACACAATGCCACGAGTTAGACATAAAATCAAATATCAGAACCCTAAATCAGGTAAAGAATTTGAGATGAATTTAACTGGTACAACTGATTTTTTTTAATTACCCTTTCACACGAAAGCCTTGAAAATTATTATAGGGTGAACTTTTTGTTAATGCACCATCATAAATATTCATTAACAGAGTTAGAGATGATGTTACCGTGGGAAAGGGAGATATACGTTGATATGTTGATACAACACATCAAGGAAGAGAACGACAAAATTAGAGAGCAAGAACGCTCAAGGAGAGGATAATGCAAATAATTAATGAAACAAAGAATACGATAAAAACAATATGGTGGTTT